GTGGTCGAACCGGGATCGCCTTACGTCCACGGCTGGCATATCGACTTCATTGCGGAGCACTTGGAAGCCATCACCGACGAGGTCGAGCTTCCGGACGGTTCGCCGTACAACCGGTTGCTGATCAACATTCCACCGGGCACGATGAAGTCGCTGATTACCAACGTCTTCTGGCCAGCATGGGAGTGGGGACCTCGCAACAAGCCGCATCTCCGCTATGTCTGCGCCGCACACAAGATCGAGAACCTGTCTGCCCGCGATTCTCGCAGGATGCGCCAGCTCATCACTTCCGACTGGTACCAGAAGCGCTGGGGCGACCGGGTGAGCCTAGCCAAGGACCAGAACGAGAAGCTGAACTTCGTGAATAACGCGCAGGGCTTCCGCATTGCCACGGCGATGACTTCGCTCACCGGTATTCGTGGCGATCGGGTGATTATCGACGACCCGCATTCCGTGGATTCGGCAATGTCTGAGGCACAGCGCGATTCGGAAGTGACGACCTTCCTCGAAGCGATTCCGTCCCGCCTGAACAACCCGATTTCCAGCTCGATCATCGTGATCATGCAGCGATTGCACGAGGCCGACGTTTCCGGCGTGATCCTCGACAAGCGTCTGGGCTACGACCACATCATGCTTCCTATGCGGTACGACCCCGACCGGGCGATGCCGACCAAGCTTGGCCTAGAAGATCCGCGCAGCACGGAAGGCGAGCTGCTATTCCCGGCGCGTTTCCCGATCGAAGTGGTGGACCGCGACGAGGCGGTGATGGGGCCGTACGCTGCCGCCGGACAGTTCCAGCAGCTGCCCAAGCCCAGAGGCGGGGGCATTGTTCAGGAGAGGTGGTGGCAGCTCTGGAATGAGGACGCATTTCCACCGCTCGACTACGTAGTAGCATCGCTTGATACTGCCTACACGAACAAGAGCCAGAACGACCCGTCGGCCATGACTGTCTGGGGAGTGTTTAGCCAAGACGTGGTGGCGCAAGCCGGAAGGGCGCTTGACCGGGAGGGCAAGTCTTACTACATCGAGCGGTCATTCTCCCAGCAGCACCCGAAAGTCATGCTGCTCTGGGCGTGGGAAGAGAGGCTAGAGCTGCACGAGCTTATACAGAAGATCGAGGAAACATCCCGGCGCTTCCCGCTGGACGACCTGATCATCGAGAACAAGGCAGCGGGGCACTCGATATCGCAGGAACTCCGGCGGCTCCACCTAAATGCAAGATTCGGTGTGCGACTCCTCGATACCGGGGCGCAGGACAAGGTGGCAAGGCTGTATTCCGTGCAGCACCTATTCTCTGAAGGGCTGATCTACGCTCCCGACCGCTCGTGGGCGGACAAGGTCATTCAGCAATGCTCAGCGTTTCCTAAGGCGAAACACGACGACTTGGTCGACACTGTTTCCCAAGCCATGCGGTACCTGCGCACGTCCGGGCTGCTCCAGCGGTCCAAGGAAGTGCAGGACGATATTGACCAGCAGATGCAGCATTCGGGCGCACCGCCCCCGCCTCTTTACCCGGTCTAATAGGTGTGCTAAGATACGCGTCCGGCGATTGTCAGTTCTGGTCCCCTGCTGACGCCGCCGGGATGGACCCGCTTCGGCCAGTCTGCACTCCACTGAAGCCGAATAGCTCCCGGTCGACCGTCAAGCGGGTCCGACGTCGTGGCCGGGGGTGAAGCCCGTTGACTTTTCGCCTTCCTTGGCGTATAATAGGTGGCAGTAATTCCGGAGATTCCGCAAGTGGTGCTGGCTAGCGCAACCGTTGATGTGATCAGGCCCGCCACTCCTCAGCGGCAAGGCAATTTCCGCGTTAACGTGTGGGGCGAACCGCCTTACGATCAGACTCGCGTCTACGAAATATCCGCTAAGAACGAGACTTCAGCGGCCCAGCAGGGCATCGCTCGCTTTGTGCGGGAGATGGAATCTCTGCCAGAAGGAAATTAACCATGGCGATGACCCCCGGCCTTGTACCGAACCTCCGTCTAGTCGACGACGAACCCGTGGCCGCTATGCAGGAAGAGCTGATCGTCGAAATGGCTGAAGAGCCGTCGGAGCGCAAGGTAACGGACGACAAGGGCAACGTTCTTGAAATCGAGTATCCGGACGGCAGCATTGAGATTTCGCTGGATGGTCGCCCGCTGGAAAGCAACAACGAGGAGAAGGACCGTTCGTACTGGTTCCGCAACCTCGTCGAAGACATTGACGATACGACTCTGTACTCATTGTCGAGTGAGATACTTCGTGGCATCGAGGACGACATTGATTCGCGCAAGGAATGGTCGGAAGACCGCGCGGCGGGCCTGAAGCTCCTTGGCCTTAAGGTGGAATTGCCATCCTTGCAGGGCGCGACCGATGGCGCACCAGTGGAAGGTATGAGCAGAGTCCGACACCCGTTGCTGCTCGAAGCAGTGTTGCGGTTCCAAGCCAACGCCCGGTCGGAACTTCTTCCAACTGACGGTCCGGTGAAGATTCGCAACGACACTAATAACGGTACGCTGGAAGATGACCGGCTGGCGAATGCCCTCCAGAAGGACATGAACCACTATCTGACGAGCGTGGCAAGGGAATACTACCCCGACACTGACCGCATGCTGTTCATGCTGGGATTCGGTGGCACGGCGTTCAAGAAGGTGTATTTCTGCCCGCTGCGCAATCGCCCGGTGAGCGAGACGGTGGATGCCGACGACCTGATCGTTAACAATTCAGCCATCAGCCTGTCGGATGCCAAGCGTATCACTCACCGAATCATCATGCGGCCATCGACGGTCAAGCGCATGCAGATTCTGGGCGTTTACCGCGATGTGGACCTTGGTCTGCCCCAGCCGATCGATTTGGATTCGGTGAAACGCGAGAAGAATGACCAGCAGGGCGTGAAGGCGGAGAACATGAACCCGGAAGACCGGGATCGTGAAATCTACGAGTGCTATTGCGAGCTTGACCTGCCGGGCTTTGATCATAAGCGTAAGGGCAAGATCACTGGCCTCGAAATTCCGTACCGCGTCACCATCGATTCTTCCTCGAAGGAAATCCTGTCGATCGTTCGGAACTACAACGAGGACACGAAGGACTTGCCGGAAGCACGGCAGGTGTTCGTGAAATACACGTTCGTTCCGGGTATGGGCTTCTACGACATCGGGTTGCTGAACGTGCTTGGCAACACGACGAATGCGGTCACTGCTGCATGGCGCGAATTGCTTGATGCCGGAATGTACAATAACTTCCCCGGATTCCTCTACAGCGAATCCGCGATGCGCCAGAATACGAATATCTTCCGCGTTCCTCCGGGCGGTGGTGCACCCATCAAGACGGGCGGCATGCCGATCCGCGACGCGATTATGGAACTTCCGTATAAGCCGCCGTCCGCAGCGCTGATGCAGCTGGTCGAGAACATTTCGCAGACCGGCATGAGAGTCGGTGGAACCGCCGAAATGGCGGTAGGTGAAGGCCGCGCCGACGCTCCGGTCGGGACAACGCTGGCGCTGATCGACCAAGCCACCAAAATCCTGAATAGCGTTCATAAGCGCATGCACACCGCGCAAGCAGAGGAATTCCAGCTCCTGCTCGAATGCTTCAAGGAAAATCCAGAGAGCTTCTGGCAGCGCAACCGCAAGCCCGCATACCCGTGGGACGAGCAGACCTTCATGAAGGCAATCGAGGACTACGATCTGGTGCCGCAAGCCGACCCCAATACGGCGAGCCAGACGCAGCGCGTAATGAAGGTGATGGCGCTGAAGCAATTGGCGCAGAGCAATCCTGGCCTCTACGACCCGATTGCGGTCGATATTGCAGCACTGCAAGCGATTGGCTGGAACAATCCGGAGCAGTTCATGGCCCCGATGTCCGCGCAGGGCAAGATGCCGCCGGAGATGCAACGGGCCATGGCCGAAATCCAGATTAAGGACAAGGACGCAAATACCCGCGCCCGACTGGCCGACGCCAAGATCGCAGAGATTGCTTCGAAGATTCAGTCGTCCAATCAGCCCGACCAGCCGGAAGGCATGTCAACCGCCGACCAGCTCAAGTTCATCGACCTCGACGTTAAAGCAGCCGATGCGAAGATCGACGCGGCCAATCGTGCAGCGGACCGCGAATCTCGCGAAAGGCTCGCCCTGTTGCAGCTGGTCCAGAAGCTGATCGAAGACCCGACGAAGATCGAACTGGCTGAGCAGCTGGTATCCGGACACCTTATTCAGAAGCTCGAAAACGAG